GACCCTACCCAAGCGGGGACTTCACCGTCCCCGACGACCTCTGGGCCGCCTACGGCTAGCGACGTACCGCCGCTCGCCGGGCCTACCGCCCAGCTTGCGCCGGGCTTCCGGCCCGATGTCGGCATGTTCCCGTCGCCGCAGGCACCGCAGGCAGCGCAGGCACCGCCGCCTTCGCAGGACACCTCGCAAGGCATCAAGCCCGCGCCTGACATGCCGCCGTCGCGGGCACCGATCCCGCCCGCGTCGGAGCAGGAAATGCAACCGCCGGGACCGGCTCCGGTACGCCCCGCTCAGCTTGGTCTGTCGAAGGCGCAGGCTAACGCTATGCAGATCATGAACAACCCGAACATCACCGAGGGAACGCGGGCCTATTACAAGTCGGTGTTTGACACCGAGGAAGGCTACCGCAAGGAGCGCGAGCAGCAGAACCAAGCTGACTACATCAACCGGCGCGATGGCTGGTTGGAATACAACAAAGAGTACGCGAAGTTTACTCGCGAAGCACCGGATCGCACCATCAAGCAACTCAATGATCGCATCGATACCGAGATCAAGCAGGCAACTGCGACCAAGGCCCCGCTCGATATCGCGAAGCTAAGGGTGGATATTCAAAATGCCCAGGCTGATCTCGAAGAGAAGATCTACAAGACCGGCACTCCGCGTGATCAGGCAAAACAAGAAGCCGCGCTTCGCATCCAAGAGCTGCAAAAGAAGATCAATGATCCAGACAAGTTCGAAAGCCAGGGCGCACGTTATGAGCGTCCGCCAGGGGCTACTGAGTACAAGCTCGCGCCGGGCTCGCCGCAGCCACAGATGTCGGCGGAGCAGCAGAAGGGCGTCGAGTTTGTCATGCGGAGCAAGGCCGACCTCCAGACGGTCGACAATCTCGGCTACGGCAAGGCGCTGACCGATCCAGAGCAAGTCGCCAAGGCAAACATTCCGATAGTCGGACGCACGCTTACCTCGCAGGACTATCACACGTCAGAAGACGCTCTCGGCAACTGGGGTGCGGGCTTCCTGACGCGAGTGAGCGGCGCCGCCGTTTCGCCATCAGAAGCAATGCGCAATCTGCCGCCATTCATCCCGCGACTTGGCGACACCGACGAGGATCTCCGCATCAAGTCGCAGCGACGCCACAACATGGTTGATGCCGTCGGCAGCACGGTGGGCACGCAAGGCATGGCAATCGTCAAGAGCCTGACCGACGCCTACGCCAAGGAGGACTACGCAAAAGAACAGGCTAAGCCGCCCGAGAGGGTGGCTACCCCGGCGGACGCAATGAAGCTGCCGCCGGGCCGCCGGATTGTTTTGCCTGATGGCAATATCGGCACCGTCCCTAGGAGCCAATGATGGCAGACGGCGAAGATCCCTGGGCACAATTCCGCGACCCTCGTTTGCCAGCTCCGGCAACGATGTCGCCGGACATGCGCGACCAGCCGCCGACTGTGGTGCCAGCGCCAGGGCAGCCGGACGCCTGGGCGCAGTTTCGCGTGGCGCCGCCACAGGCGCCTGTAGCGCCCCCGCCCGACAAGTATCAGCAGGCTGCCACCGAGACATATGATCGCGCCCTGAAGGCAGGCGCCCCGCTAGGTGGGGTGTCCGACTACACCACGCGGGCCGGTCTTGGCTCCGGCATGAACTGGACCGACGAGGGGCTGGCTGCGCTTTCGACGCCCATCGAGATGTACCGGCACGGCACCACCGATATTGGCGAGGGCTATAACTACGCCAAGGCGTTGTCCGACCTGTACGCGGGAAAGACCCGCGAAAGTACCAAGGGCTTTTGGGGTGGCGCCGCTGAACTGACCGGCGGCCTGTCCAGCGGCGCTGGCGTGTTTGGCGGCCCCAGGGCCACGGCCCTGGCTGGAGCAACAAAGGGTGAAGAGGCGGCCCGTCAGTACGGCCTGAATGTTGTAAAGGGCATTGGCTTTGGCGGCGCTGCTGGCGCTGGCGAAGGCAACACCGCCGAAGAGCGCATTGCTCATGCCAAGATGGGTGGCGTCCTGGGCGGTGGTTTGGCGGCTGTGCTTCCGGCTGTTGCGCCTGTCCTCAACTGGGGTGGCAGGATCTTGCAGATGTCACGGCTGCGCGCCGCTGACAACGTCTCCATCGAGCAAGTCGAGAAGATGGCTCGCGACAGCGGCCAGACGATGGAGCAAGTCCTCCAGAAGGTTGCCGACGCTCATGCCTCTGGGCAGACTGGGTACACGATAGCGGATGCAATCGGCAAGGAAGGCCAGCGCGGCCTTGCCGGTGTCGCCAAGCAGCCTGGACCGGCACGCGAGCGTGTCACTGAGGCGCTGACAACCCGCGACCTTGGCATGCCGTATCGTGTCGGCAGCGAGGTAGGCAAGGCGCTTGGTGCGCCGACCACTGCGAAGGCCGCGCAGGAGGGGCTGGTACAGCAGGCCGAGACCAACGCTGGCCCGCTTTATGAAAAGTCCATGAACCCCGGTTACCCGGTCTGGAATGACGTCATGAAAGATATTTTCACGACGCCGGAGGCCAAGGCTGGCATCAGAGAAGGCGTCGCTGTCCAGCGCATCAGGAATGCCGGGACCGGCACGCCGTTTAATCCAGAGGAAGCGGCGATTACTGGCTTTGACAAGGCTGGCGATCCGATCATCAGCGGCGTACCGAACATGAAGACCATCCACACTCTCAAAGTGGGGCTGGACGGGCTGATTGAAAAAGAGACTGACGCAATCACCGGCAAAATGACCAATCGTGGCGCTGCTCTCGTCGGCATGAAGAACCGGCTGCTGGAACAAGTCGACGCCATGAACCCGGCCTACGCCGAGGCAAGGCGAGAGTTCGCTGGCCCAATGGCGGTGAAGGATGCGGTTCAAACCGGACGCGAGATGGTGACACGGGGGCGGCCAGACGACACGCTTCGTGCATTTGAGGGAATGCCGCCAACCGAACAGCAGGGCGTCCGCATTGGCTACGCCGATGCAGTGCGCGAGCCATTGGAAAAGACCGGCAACTATCCCGGCATCCTGCGAGAGAAATCCCCGAAGGGTGAAGCAGAGCTGGACCGGCTGTCGCTGTACCAGGGGCCGCGTCAGGTAATTAAGGGCGTGGAGCAGCCCGATCAGCTCCGAAAATTCCTTAATCGCGAAGAGGAAATGCAGCGCACCTCGAAGGCGGCGCTGGGTGGCCCAGCGACCGCCGAGAACCTCGCCGACATGGCGTCGGCACCGGCAGGCGGCGAAGTCGTCGGCATGATAACTAATGCCGCACACGGCAACCCTGGCGGCTTCATCCGCAACGCTTACGAGTTTGGTCTTCGCGCCTCGAAGGGGCAAAGCGAAAGTCAGCGCGATGCTATCGCCAAGGTGCTGTTGGCAAAAGAAAGCCCCGAGGTGACACAAATCGCTGACCGCATCGCGCAGTACAATCTAGGGCGACGGGGCTATGTCCCCTGGACCGGCAAATACCGGCTACCGGAATAGGGGGCGACATGCCACGCGACGGCTCAAACATTTATCACATACCTCTCGGCACCGAGGGCATTCCAGACACGACGATTGAGAGCGAGAAGTACAACTCTTTCGTTCATGACGTTGAGCGGGATCTGAACACGCCACGGCCTATCGTTGCTGGTGGCACGGGTGCGTCGACCGCAGACGGCGCCCTGAATAATCTATCCGCCGAGAAGATGCTCCAGCATATCGACAACTACGACAGCTATTCGTGGATGGCTGGCTCGTTCTATTCAGACATCCTCGCCACCAATGCACCCGTCGCCAACCACGCCTTTGCTGGCATCGCCTACTGGGCATCTCCAGGCGCGATTATTATCGAGGCCCGCGACCTGACCGATCCAAACGGTCCCGTCTATGTCCGCATGAAGATTGGCGGCGTCTGGACGACGTGGGTTCTCAATCAGTCATCGATGTTCGTTCTGAAGGCCGGTGACACCATGACCGGCCTGCTGACGCTGTCCGGTGATCCGACCGGCACGCTGCAAGCTGTGCCCAAGCAATACGCCGATACAATATTGCAGACATCAGACGGGGCGCCTGCGGCAGCACGCGATAACACGCTTTGGTGGGATACAGACTCCGGACTACTTTATGTCCGATACAATGATCTGAACGGTCCGCCGCAGTGGGTTATCGCCTGTCCACAGCCCGACATCAGCACGCTGGTGCTGCGCAGCGGCGACAGCATGACCGGACCGCTGCATGTGCATGAACCGCCGACGTTCGATGACGAGGCAGTCAGCAAGAAATATGTAGACGATCACATTGCCGCTGCTATCGCCTCCATCGTCGTCCCGCCGCCGTTTCCGACCGACACCACGCTGCCGTTCTATCAGGCGGCAGCGCCAACCGGATGGGTCCAGGTCACCACGCATCACGACAAGGCGCTTCGCATCGTCAGCACTGCGGGTGGTGGCGCTGGCGGCGCCACGCCGTTCTCGTCTGTGTTCAGTCAGAACGCAACGAGCGGCGCCACACTGGCCTCGTCGCAGATGGCCGAACACAAGCATACCATTCCGTATGGCGTGTTCGAGGAGAACAACCCTGGCGGCATCTGGGGATACTTTGTGTACTCTACCGCGCTCTACACCATTGACTGCCCGGCGCTCACCTCTGGCGTTGCTGGGGGCGCTGGCGGTCAGCCGCACGCTCACTCAGTCGCGCTCCAGGTTCAGTACGTTGATCTAATTCTCGCGAAGAAGAGTTGATCAGATGGCCTTCGATTTTCCGGCATCGCCAGCAATCGGAGACAGGTATCCCTCGCCGGGAATATCCGGTGTGCCCCAGTACACCTGGGACGGCGAGAAGTGGACGACTTATGGCGGCATCGTGGCGGCGCCCGGCGCCGCCGGTTTGCTTATCCCGCTAATGGATCAAACGCCGGGCCTGCCGGGCATCTCGTTTCAGTTCTCCAGAGAGGATCATATCCACCCCAGCGACACGTCACGGCTGGCCCTGTCTGGCGGCGTCATGACCGGCGTGCTGGAATTGGCTAGCGATCCATCATTGGATTTGCAGGCGGCCACCAAGCGATACGTTGATATGTCTGGCGGGCCTGGGCCTGCTGGCGCCGTTGGGCCTCCAGGACCGCCTGGACCCCAGGGGCCAGTCGGGGCATCCGGCTCGACCGGCGCTGCTGGCCCCTCTGGATCGACTGGGGCGCAGGGCGTCAAGGGCGACAAGGGGGACAAGGGTGACCCGGGTGACCAGGGGGTGCCTGGGCAGACCGGACCCCTTGGATTGACCGGACCCCCCGGGCCACAGGGCAGCCCTGGACCTACCGGACCCACCGGAGCAACCGGACCAGCCGGTTCCGGCTCCGGTGACATGCTCAAGTCGGAGAACCTTGCCGGTTTGACAAATTACGCCACTGCCCGCGCCAACCTTGGTCTGGCGCCCAGCACCGTCAACCCGGTGATGAACGGAGTGGCTGCGCCGGGCGCCGCGACAGCCTATTCGCGGGAAGACCACGTTCACCCCAGCGACACCTCGCTGGTCGCCAAGTCCGGTGGCGTCATGACCGGCCTGCTGACGCTGTCCGGCGCACCAACAATAGATTTGCACAGCGCCACCAAAAAATATGTCGATGACAAAACCACGGGTGGTTCCGGCATTGTCATCATGGACGTTGCCCCGGCCAATCCGCTGCCCGGCACGCTTTGGTGGGAGAGTGATAGCGGGCTGCTTTATGTGTTTTACATTGACCCGTCCGGCCCGCCCGGCCAGTGGATTGTCGCCTGCCCGCAGCCCGACATCAACAATTTCGTGAGCAAGACCGGCGATACCATGTCCGGTTTTTTAACGCTGGGTGCAGATCCCACGGCGCTTCTTCACGCCGCAACCAAGCAGTATGTGGACGCCAAGGTTGCCGCCAACGTGCCGCCTCCGCCCGACACCTCATGGGTATTGCTGACGGACGCCGCCACCATTGTTGTGCCGGGCGGTTCAAGTGGGGGAATTGGCCGCAACTTCAGGCTTAACTCAATGGGCGGCAATCGCACCCTTGGCTATTTGCAGACGCCGGTTGTCGGCACCGATGGGCTGATCGCCATCAAACAGGACGCCACCGGCAGCCGCACGCTCAGCGGTCTGACATCGAACGGCTACTGCTGCGACGGTGATACGGCGTTCACTATCGGCACCATCGCCAACAAGTGGAGCGTGATGAGCTATTCTGTCTTTGATGCAACCCACACACTGCTGCAACTTGTGGCGGTCAACGCGAGCCTGGGCTGATGAGAGGCTTCGCCATCATAACTGGGACAAGCATGATCAATGGCCCTGCGTCATTTATCGTGCCGAATAATTATCGTGCCGTCGCCGCCAATGTTGTGAACGGCACACCAGGATCATCTGGAACACCAGGATCACCCGGGTCACCCGGGACACCCGGTAGCTATCCTATATTTTACAACTGCTCTTGCGGAGTTGGCGTGTGGACGCCCGCTAATTGTCAGTACTGGCCGGGTATGGCGGCATACTATGTTCCTCCCGGATGTGGCGGTGCAGGAGGTGCTGGTGGCCCAGGCGGTGCTGGTGGTCCTGGTGGTGCATCATCATTCCAAGCTGCCGGTACCGCAACGTATCAACGCAGCAGCAGCACGCTTCAACCACGCACAGGTGTCAGCGTTGTTGTAGGCGCTGCTGGCACTGCTGGAGCTGCTGGCATGTATGGTGCTGCCGGTGCAGCAGGTGCCCCTGGTTACTGGCATACAAGCCCTGGTGTGCCAATTCAGAATGGCAATCCAGGCAGTCCTGGTGGCACTGGCGGTTGGGGTAGTCCTGGAAGTGCCGGTAGTCCTGGCTACGTGCAAGTGACGACAAGCTGAACATGTCTATGTGGAAGCTACAAACGTATCCGCGCCAAGCGTGGGTTGCTTCGTCTGAAGTGTTCGCTGCGGAGGAGTTGGACAAGATTGATGCGCTGTGGAGCGACAATAAACACGCTGGCAAGGTTGACGCTGGCAAGGTTAATCCTGAGCAGAGGGACAGCACAATCGATTGGTTGATGCCTAAGCCTGAGATTGAGTGGCTCTACACCGCTCTCGATGATGCGGTCTACCAAGTCAACAAGCACTTCCACCTGGAGTTAACGACCATCGAAAACCTACAACTGACCGAATACGACGGTGGCCGCTACTGCTCTCATGCAGACTGTACATACGGCAAGTACACCGATCATCACCGCAAGCTGAGCATGAGCCTGCAGTTGTCGAAACCTGAAGACTACGAGGGCGGCGAGTTGTGGCTGTACCCGCACAACCTCACACCAGTTACCATGCCGCGTATGCGGGGCATGGCGACGTTCTTTCGCTCTGAGATCGTTCACGAGGTGAGGCCGGTGACGAAAGGTGTGCGGCGATCACTCGTTATGTGGGTGGCGGGACCGGAGTTGCGCTAATGAGTATGGGCATGCCGGTCATCAACGGAGCCAAGATAGGCGACCTACAGTTGCTGATGTACGACTATCAAAAGGCGGGTGACTGCTTGCCGATGCACAATCACGATGATGCAACGTCTCATATCATCATCGTTGCCAGAGGGCGCGTACTGATCAGGATCATAATGGAGAACGGCGCCGTGGAGAACGGCATACACGAGAGCGGCACCGTGCTTGATACTTTCGCTGGCTTTCCGCACGAGATCATAGGCCTCGAAGACAATGCGCGAACGGTACACATCACCAAGAAGCTAGCCAAGGAACCGGAGCATGAAAACGGCAACAGTAATCCCGTCTGACAACATGGTGTTCGTTGACGGCGTAGGCCGCAGCGTTGACTGCACCGAGGTTGACCACACCATCCACGCCATCCAGTGGAGCGAGGAGAAGCACAAGGGCGTCATCGAGTTTGTCGATGAGGATCCCTATGACAACCTCCGAGAACCCAACATCGAGATCGACAGCTTTGCGCCATACCAGTGGCTGCTCGATGCCTGGGAAGCGGCGGCTCCCCCTCCACCGGAGGAGAGGCCGGATGACCCGTACCATCCACTAGACCCGCGCCGCAGGGCGCCACCGGCACTAGGAAAACAATGATGGCGCAGATCCCGCACGCTGAACCCGGTCTGGTCTGCCCGCTGCACCGGAAGGACATGAGCGAGGTCTGCCACAAGTGTCCCTGGTGGCAGTTGCTTCGCGGCAAAGATCCGCAATCGACCAAGGACATCGACCACTGGGGCTGCGCCGTGAGTTTCTTGCCGCTGCTGCTGGTCGAGAATGCCCAAGTTACCAGGGGCAATGGCGCCGCCATCGAAAGCTTCCGAAACGAGATGACATCCGCCGCCACTCAGATAACGGCGGCAGCCAACGTCCAACGCAGCAGACTGTTGAGGTGAGCTATGGCCTTTGATTTTCCAGCCGCTCCTGTCGTAGGCCAAAAGTTTCCGGCCACGCCCACTCCAGGGCTTCCGGTCTACACCTGGGATGGCGAGAAGTGGACAACCTACGGCGGCAGCTCTGGCACACTCGATGCCTCAGTGGCGCTGCCGCTCATCAACGCCTCACCGGCATTGCCCGGCAGCTCGATCAAGTACTCCAGAGAAGATCACGTCCATCCGACCGACACGACGAGAGCTGCAGCGTCCGCTGTCACGGCAGCAACGCTGGCGGAGTATCTGTCCAACAATCCGCAATCCAGGATGGTCACCAGCGGCACGCTGTGGAGCGCGGCTGGTCCCGTCACGATCGTGGATACCAGCGGGACGATCACTTGCGACTTTTCCACCGGCATAGACTTTTCCGTGTCGGTCACGGCGGCTGGCCGCACCCTGGCAAACCCGGTCAACGTGAAATCGCAGAAGGGGCTGATCTATCTCTTCGCCAACGCCGCCGGGGCCTCGATCACGACGTGGGGCAACCAGTGGATCTTCCCCGGCGGCGTCAAGCCAACGCTGTCGGCTAACGGCGCCAGGGACGCCATCTCATATTCGTATTTTGCCGGTATCAATCTGGCCTTCTGTTCGTTCCAGCCGGACTTCCGGTAATGCTGTCGGGGGTCAATCCCTCGCTTGGCATGAGCGCGTCCGGTGGCAGTCCCACCGGCAACGACGGCTACACCACACTGCTGCTGTCGTTTGACGACGGCACCTTTCTCAACAAGGGAATAGGCGCGACGCAGCGGCGTGTTGGCACTCCATACGGCACGACGCAGATCAGTGCCACCAGCAAGGTTGGCGCTGGCTCGATGTATCTGCCGGGCGGCAGCTATCTGTTCATGCCGAATAGCACCGACTTTGATTTTGGTAGCGGCAATTTTACAATCGATTGGTGGGAGTACAGGACTGCCGCCTCCGATCAATCTTGTTTTGTGAGGCGAAGTGCCGACACCAATCCACAGGCGTTCCTTCTTGGCTATTCAAGTGCTGGCAACTGGCTCGTTTACATGTCGAGCAACAACAGTACATGGGACATTGCCAGCGGCGTTAATTGCGGCGCGCTTCAGTACAATGTGTGGAACCATTTTGCAGTCGTTCGCAACGGCAATACATTTCTCGTCTTCAAGAACGGCACGCAAGTAGCGACGTGGACATCCGCGCTACCGCTTTATACGGGCAATGGCGGATTGTACTTTGGCCCGTGGACGACCCACTACCAGGGCTACATGGATCAAATCCGTTTCAGCAAAGGCGTTGCCAGATGGGTATCTAATTTCTCTCCTCCAACAACACCGTATGGTCCCATCCCGGATTATTCCCAATACCACACTGTGCTGCTGCTGCACGGCGACGGCACACCGGGGGCGCAAACATTTCCAGACAGCTCCGTATATGCAAAGGGCAATGCCGGTGTCGCTGGCGTATCGCAAATAAGTGGCACCGCCAAATTCGGTCAATCGCTGTACGTTGATTACAACAGCTCATACTTTTATTTCGGGAACAGCGAAGACTTTAACTTTGGCTATGGCGACCTGACGATTGATTGGTGGGACTATCGTCTAGACGGAGTCGATAGTCGCCCGACATTGGTGAGAGATAGTGGCCAGCTTGTCTACCAGCCATTCTTGATAGGTTACGCAAGCGCCGGGACTTTGTATGCCTATGGCTCAAATGACCAAGCAAGCTGGAATGTTGTTGGCAGCTTAAATCTCGGACCATTTACTCCCAACGTGTGGTCGCACCGCGCCCTCGTTCGCAAAGGCACCACGTTCTACGGCTTCAAGGATGGTATACTGCAATCCACCCAGGCCTCGTCGCAGCCATTCCCAAGCAACAGCGGCGCCATAATATGGGGCTACTGGAATACCGGGGGATATAACGGTGGGTACCAATGCATGGACGAGTTCCGTATTGTCAAAGGCAAGGCAATGTGGACCGCCAATTTCACGCCACCGACAGCGCCGTACACATGATCCAGACCACCGGCAAGATCATCAGCTCTGTCACCGACGGCCTAAAGGACAGGCCGCTGGCGCTGGCTCTGGTCCTGGTCAACGTGCTGTTCCTGATCATGACATCCGGGCTATTGTATTCGGTCAACGAACACGGTCTGCGGCGCGATAAGCTGATCTCGGACCTCGTCGCTAATTGTCAGCCAACAAGATGAAACGCCTCGCCATGGTACTGCTGACTGGCCTGCTGATGACGGGCTGCCGGGCGGGCCGTTGGGTCGAGGACGTCGAGGTGCCTGTCGTCAAATGTCGTGGCGGCACGGTAAACACCGAACGCCGGGTCACCGACATCACCGTGCTGGGCCGCACCCGCACCACCACGACGAGGACAGATGCCTGCATCGACTGACGACATCAGGACCGTTCCGATCGAGCGAGCTGCCGCCATCCGGCTGCTTCAGCTTACGCAATGCGACAGCGAGGGGCTTGTCACGCGGGTCGTGTGGGTCAACCCGGCACAGATCGTCTACATCACCGTCCGCGCCGACGGCATCTCGCACGTCTATCTGCGCGATGGTCTGGAAATGTTCACCATCGAGAACCCGGTCTACATCGACGCCACAGAACCGGCTGTTAAACCAGCGGAGGCTCTGGAGGCGAATAAGCATGTTGCCGGGCCTGACCGGCTGCGCTAGGCTGGACGCATCATCGTAATGGATGATGTTTCTCCATTCTTCCCTTCGGGCAGACTAAAGCAAACACCGCCCCCGCCTCCCCGGCCAAGGCGGTGTTTGTTTGCTAGGGCTTTGAAAAATACCCGTAGACACACCGCTTACCCTCACGCTGCGGGTTATGCGTGTCATGGATCACGCCGTCGATCACGGCGGTGTAGTGCTTGCTCACCGCCACGACGAGGCGCCCCATGGGCAGCTCGCCATCAGCCAGATGCACCTTGCAGCCGGTGCCGATACCCATGGTTGGCGTCCAGACAAAGCCAAGCTCTGTCATGTAGTCCTTGAACCATTTTCGCCGCACGTTGATGCCCTTGGCGGCAGTGAAGCCGCGTGGCGTGCTGCGCTTGGACTTGCGCTGGGTGCCAGTGCCAATGGCAAGCCGGTCGTAGACGACGCTGTACGGCAGCCCGGCGACGATGGCGATGGAGCGAGCGACGCAATCGCCTGCGCCGCCCTTGTAGCCTGCGGCGGCGCGACCGCCGTCGGTGATGACGACCTTCATGCCACACCTGTCAGGTCTGGCATGTCGTCATCGTGGGCGATGCCGGTATCGATCTCCAGCGGCTCCAGTATCCGGCCTTCGGCCACCGAGGCGCGCACCGTTGATACCTTGATGTCGTCAACGATGTTGAGGCGCTTGAGCGTCTGCTTCAGTGTCTTGATGTGAGTGGCGTTGCGGACCAGCTTGTCGATCAGCTGGTCGCGGCGCTCCATCGCACGATAAAGCGCATCACGCGCTTCGGTGCGGCGGCGGTCGCGTAGGCTAGGCTTGTCAGACATGGTCACCTCCTGTGATGGACAAATCCATCATAGGCCAGTCTGGCACCCGTGTCAAATCAGTCATAAATTAGGCCACCGTGGCGTGATGCCAGGGTGGCCTATACGCGAGACTACTGGGAGCAATCAGGCTAGACGATTACGCCGACGACGATGCAGACCGAACAGCGCACCGCACGCCGCAATAAGACCCGGCAACCCGGCACCGGCAATTGGACCGGGAACCGCAGCGGCAGGAGCTACATCGATACGAAAGTGTTCGAAGTCAGTAATGCTGCCACCGGCTACGACAAGATCCATGTCCCAGATCTTCTCACCGTTGATGGCCTTGAAGTCGAAGCCGTTCTGGCCGTTCGTCAAAACGCTGCTGAAGTTAAAGTTCTGGAAAGTGCCGTTGCTTTCCAACGCGGTGACATGAAAGAGAACGGTACCAGTGCCGACGATGGAGAAGACATCCCTGGTGACGCCAAGCTGAGTAAGGTTGAGGCTGTTGAACACCGAAATATCAAGATCGCTGGTGTTGAAGATCTTGATGTCGTTGCCGTTGGCGGCACCCGTGAAGGCACCGTTGCCGGACAGATCGCGGAAGCGAACGACTTCGTTGTTCTGACCGTTGAGGCGGCCAAGGATCAGGTTGGAGCTGGCAACACTCTCGAAGGTGACGTTGACGCCGGTACCGCCAATTCCGGTGGTGTCAAGAATGATGTCGGCACGGGTCGCTGTAGCGCAGGCGCAAAGCATCGCCGCCGCTACAAGTAAGCGTCGCATGGGTAGCCTCCTTATGGTTTTACGGTGGGTATTCCAACACGATCATCCCACGGCACGAACGTGGGCGCATCCTCAATTATTTGAACCGGCTCTGGTTGCACCAGTGGCGAGACATTTCGCCGGACGTGGGCAATCCGCTGTACCGGCCTTTCGGGCCGGTACGACCTGACGTA